GGTTGTCTAAAACATGCTGATAGCCCAATGTTATGACCATATGTTTTTGTTGAATAAAATTTACCCATCAGTTATCCTTATTAAGATTTTGCTTTCTTAAAACTTGATTGTTTATTATTTTGCTCAATAGCATTTTTCATAAGTTTTAAAAAAAACTTATCGCCGTTGGCTAATACTTTTAACTCTTTTTTAATCAGTGTTGCTTTTGGATCGTATCCCATGTTTTATTCCTTAATTGTAATTTAGTTATTATAACTTTCTTTTGATAATAAGTCAAACATTTTGGATTGTTGATGCATTAGTCCAAAAAACAACTTTAATGTATTTTGAGCATCTATGTCGGCTCGGTGTTCCAATCCATCAAAATAAACTTCTTTTATAGTCATAGCATCTTTTAACCCACCTTTTGGAGACTGATCCTGACTGAATTGTAGGAAATTATATATGGTTTTTACGTCAATATAACGACCACCAAAATGTTTAAACTCTACGTTGTGTTGTTCAAATTCTTTTCTTAGTACATCACAATCGTTAAATCCCCAAGTAACAGCATTTAGCCATGGTTGATATTGTTTGATTAATCGATCAAGTTCTTCTGCCACAGTTTGATGACTTACACAATTACTTCGTATATCACTGTCAGTAATACCAGTAAGCCCTACTATAAAATCGTCAATTGGTTCTTTTGGATCAATATACCATTTATGGACAACATAGTCTGTTGGTAGTTGTTTGATGTTACCAATAGCAATTCCAACTTGTATAATTTTGTTACTAGGTTGGTTAAGTTCTAAATCAATGGCAATAAAATTTCTTAATGTCATACGTTTTCAAAGTCCGGATAACTAGCACTCATCCAATGACTCATCGACGCCGCATTATCGCTTAATTTAACTAGATTATATTTGCCACAGAATTTTAAGAACTGTGCGCCTATCATTTGTTGCTGTTTAACTGTCATACCTTCAGCAATAGTTTCTGCTATCTTTTCTTTTACGTCATCTGGTTGTGCTGTCAAGTCTACTAAAACTCTATTACGCTCATAGTCATCTAACACACGATGTTCAACTTCATTATGATCTACCCAGCGTTGTAGCATAAGGTTGTTCCAATTATAACCTTTTCTTTTCTTATCTTCAAAGGCTTCTAACAGTCCAACCTTATTTTTGCTACCTTTTTCACGCACACCTGGAAAGGCTGAAAAAATATTATCCGTAGGATCACCACGCATACATTTTTTAAATAGGATATATTCTGGATCTGGTATTTGTTTAGGTTCTTTAGTTTTCTTGTCTATAACACGTTCACCTTTTTTATCAAAGATACCATTGAGAGTATGTAGTTCATCACTGATACCATTATACTGTTTTACATTTTCCGCTAGTAGTTGATAAAAGTCAGTGTCACTTGATACGATAGTATGTTGATCCTTAGGATGACTCTGTATCCAACCTGCTATCAAATCATCTGCTTCAAGTTCAGGATGTTGTAAAACCGTACAGTTAGTTTTATTTTTTAGAAAGCCATGTAGTTCATCAAAGGCTTCCCAAAATAAACGATCTTCTTCTGCTTCGCTTTCGCTTAACGCCTGTCTAGCAACTGATCTATTTTTCTTATAAGGCTCGTAATAGTCTTTACGCCAACTACGTCCTTCTAAACAGAATACAACATGATTGGCTTCTTGATCTCTCCATGCCTTATTGATACTGCCTAGAGTAACATGAATAGCAAACGCTACCTTTTCTTCTGAGTCTGCCGCTCGGTATGCTGAATGTCTGGCTCTAAAGAATGTATTTGCTGTGTCTACTAATAAGTATCTCATGATAACTTGCTTTCTAATTTAGGTTTAATATAATTTGCCCAATATTGATGGGCATCCATTCCAAAATGATACCCATTATTTTTTGGTTTAAATCCGTTGTTGATTAGACTGTGATAATATGTTCCCATTGGATCGTAAGGTTCAATATAACTGTCATTCCAATCAAGTTCTTTAAGACCACCAAAGTGTGTAAACGTATTAAAAAATATATGAGGTATTCTAAATTGTTCTAGTAAACAGTGTAATTTATATATTTCTTCGTGCCAGTATTCTTTACTAACTTCACTGTCTGCTCCAAGTACCCAATCTTTATAGTGTTCTTGTACTTCACCAGGCCATTGAGGATCGGGTATCATACCTGCTGTAAATTGGTAGTATGTTTTATTCCAGTAAAACTCTTCTCTTTCCCAAGTAGCCCAACCGATTACTACAGCACTAATATACTCTCTATGATGTGTTAGATACTGATTAGTAGTTCTTATGATTCTGTCATTGCTACTGGCACTTTCTGCGTCTAACTTTAACTTTAGTCCAAGATCTCTGTTAAGTAAATAACCATAACTAAATGGAATGTTTTCTGGATGAGGTACTCTACCCCAATCTTTATAATTATTATCGTCTTCAGCAAAGCAATAGTCATTAATTATTTCAGCACCTGCTGAGTGGCTATCTCCATTTACATAGAGTAGTTTACTCACGACTTCTCCGATCTACCATCTCCAAGGTCTTTTGTTTGTGTTCTTTTAGTCGGATCTGCTTGATCCTGCTCCCAGTTCTCCATAACAACATTTTGACACACTGCTTTGAACCAATTATCTACAATATCAGCATCTGTCTTACCTTGATATCCAGCACGTATAAGATTAGCAACAAACTTATCATTCCAATCTAATTCAAACGCACCATTATTAGGATCATTATGATCAATCTCCATACTCAGTACTTCTACGTATGGTTCACCATCTTTAGTTGCCTGTTCTTTTGGGCTGAGTTTTTTACTTTTAGTCTTAGGTGCTTCATCCTTTTTGAAAGTATCTTTTAGTTTACTCCACATGTTTTTCTTTTCTGCCATTTATTTCCCCCAACTATTTCCCCAAAGATCAACATGTAATCTTGGACTGTAATTATAACCACGTAGCATAGCCTCGTCTGCTACACTAAACTTATTACCGTCGTATACTTTAACAACACCACCTACTGGCATGATGTATACAACTCCTTCAAACCCTGCTTCACGATATGCTTTGACAGCACGATCCACTTCGTCAAAGTCACTGGGCTTTTCTACTACAAACTTGAGATAGGTTGTACCATAGCGTTCATATTCTGCGACAATCTCAGGCTTGATAGCATCTTCCCATGCTTCGCCACTTGCTGATAGTTTAGCACTGACTGAGAACGTGATATCACTTTTATAGTTACCACCTCTGTCAAATGCCCATGCTAACAAGTAGTCTTTAAAATCTTCATGTAGTTCTTGTGTGCCGTTAGTTTCAAATGTAATGTTTTTAAGATCACGCATTCTAGGATGATCTAATAGATCTTTGTAACTGCGTTGCCAACCTAATAAAGGTTCGCCACCTGTGATGACCAAATGTACATCATTACCGTTGTCTTGTACCCACTTATGATTAGGTGTTAGTTCTAACATTCTTTCTATCACTGCTTCATTTTCTAACATGGGAGATAGATGTTTGAACCTTGGATCCCATGAAGCATAACTATCACAGCCTGTGTCAACTAAAGGCAAATCTTCATATCTATTAAATAACTCTACCTTAACCTCATCACGCTCTGCTGACATTTCGCCTCTAGGCATACCAAAGCCACCACAGGTAAAGTTACATCCAAATGTACGCAAGAAAACTGAAGGTACGCCTACAAAGCGTCCTTCACCCTGTGCTGAATAAAATATTTCACTAATTTTTAATTTTGCCATGTATACCTTTCATTAATAGTTTATTATACATGTATTTAGGTCGTATGTCAAACTTCCCACGGGAAAACAATCCATTCATCTTTTTCTGCTTTGTTGATCTCAGTAGCACAATAGTCTACTTCTTGTCCAAACCCACTTGAAAGATTATCAAATAATACAGCAAACTTAACATTATGCTTGACTTTATCTAATTTCCAATCATTTACGATCCAATTGAGTGTAGCCCCAGTGTCATTAATGTCATCAATTACTAGTATATTAGCCCCAGCTTGGGCATCTTCTGCTATCGCCCAGCTGTGATCATTATCATCAACATGGTCTCTAAGGCTAACTTTTAATGCTTTCATTGGAATGTCAAGTTTATGACTCATTAACACCGCTGGTATTAATCCACCTCTAGTTAAACCTACAATATAATCAGGTTTCCAATTATTCTGATACATGCTAAATGAAATTTTGTTTACATATTCATCAATATGAACCCAACTTACATAACGTTTATCAATATCCATATTATCCTCTATACGCTTTTACACTAGCAATCTTATCACCGTTAAATTCAATTATATCAACTACTAATATTTTATCAACACCATTTATTTCAATATCTAGCTCACAGGCAACAACATTACCGTCTTGATACATGCTTATTGGGGTGACCTGTATTGTTTTAACAGCATTAAATATTTGTTGGTTGGCCTGTAATACTAAGTCAATACCTGCGGCTGATGTTTCCCAATCACGTAAATAAATGTTTTCATCAAACATCTCTGCTAGAGAATTAAGATCCTTAGCAGAGAACGTTTCAAAATATTTTTTACAAAGTTCTTTTAAATCCATTATTAAAAGTCCATTTCAAACATAAATCCAGCAACGTTGTTATCAACGCCTTCTTGATTTAAGTAGTTCATTTGATGTTCAGCAAAGCCAGTAAAACTTACATTTGATGTACCTTTACCCATTT